CGTACACCTTCCGAACTCCCTAAATTCGTTGCCATTATTCGTGTTCTGCAATAGCACTTTCTGCAAGAGTAGATAAGTTTTCGTTATCTATTGATTTCTTAGGTTTGGCTGTCTTTTGTTTCTTAGTCTTTCCTTTGACTACTTTTGAAACAGTAATAAAATTACCTTCTTCATATTGTAAAATCATTGCTCTATGAGTTGCGAATCGTGTTTCTTCAAGTTTTATGGATTGTTTCGGCTTTAAGTATAAAGCATCGCCCTTCATTACGCCTAAATTCAAGCGTTTGTCTTTCTTGTTTGTTATCGTGTATGTCATAATCTCACCTAATAAATAAATAAAAAAGAAAAAAAGAAAAGGTTTAACCTTGATTCTCTTCAAGCCGGTAGAGAGCATTTGGTTGTACGATACCAATATCATACATGTGTGCTCCAATTACTTCATAAGCCAAGTAACCACTACGTCGTCCATCAAAGGTTTCAACACCGCTTACTTTTATCAAATAACCAGTTCTTGCAGAGTCTACTAAGTACACATCATCATTATCCACTTGCGTGCTTGTAATGACTTTCATACCTAATAGTTGTACAGGTGGTAACATATAGTTCCCATTTTCACCTTGATTAAACATTGCACCGCTTGTTATATTGCTTGCTCCTGCACTAAATTCAGGTAACAACATAATTGTTGCGTATGTGCTTGGGTTCATCAAAATAGTATCTGGCTCACCAAATAGTGCTGCATGACTTGCCTGACCGTTCACTAAACCATCAAAAGTTATGGTGGAACTTGCACCTAAGCTTGTTGCATTTCCTGTTGCAGTTGTTGTTGCCGCCTGAAATGCGTTTATAATGTCACTATCCATCTTTCGGCCAATAGCATCTCCAATTTCTCCAAGTTCTTCAGAGATTAGATCCACATTAGAAACTCTTGCAAGTTCATGTGTAATGCTTTGAGCTGCATAAACGTATCGTGGTGAAATTGTCGTACTTGCGAAACTTCCAGAATCATATGATACAAGACCACTGTCAGGAAGATCTGCTGCAGTTACAAGTGCATTTCTTAATGGGATTTTAAGACTGTCAAACCCGCGTGATGGGAGTTCCAATGTCTTAATGAGTCCAGCTGCAACTAATTTAGGTCGTAGCCTTCGTTCAATAAATCCAGAAATGGCTGTTGTGTAAACATCACCCTCTGCAATAGTAAGATCTTCACGACTTACATTTTTACTTTTAGCGATGTTTTCCATAATTTTGGCGTATCTGCCATTTGCTTTCATTCCTTCAACAGCAATGCGTCCCAGTTTAGTAACATTTTCGTTACCTAAATGTGAAAGCGCACCATAGTTTGTTTCTTTAGCCATGCTTAATTTCATTATCTTTCACCTATTCTGTCTGAAACGCATTTATTAAATCACGTTCTGTTAAGACAGGGTTTTCTTGAGTGTAACTTTCTGAAATAGATTTCTTGTCTTTGCGTAGTGCTTCTTCACGCTTTTTGTCATCTTCCATTTCATCATCTGCTTCTTCAGATGTATTTTCTTCTTCTTCTTCTTTTGGAGCGTTTAACTCTTCAAGTTTCTTTTGCATTGATTCAAAGTTTTTGCACATTTCCTCAACTTTAGTTTCGTATTCTTCAACACGTTTTGCTAAAGACTCAAGAGACATGCCCTCTTCCTGTTTTTCCTCAGGTTGTTCTGTTTTTGGTTGTTCATCTTCTGGCATAGTATCACCATCATTGTTTTGTAACTCTTCACCAATAGGTAAAGTGGTGGCAGATTGCCCGATATTTTGCTCACCACAAGAATTACCTACTGACAAGGGAGTTGTTCGAGTATTATTTTCTGTTTGTTTATTCTTCAAAGACTCTGAAACAGAAGCAGTTGTGTCAGCAAAGCCTGGAATAGTTGCAACAGAAAGTTCTAAGAATGATTCAACATAAGCGTGAGTAATACCTGTATCTTCGTCATAGTAGCTTTTTTCATCATCGTAAAGCACTTGAATACTGACGTTTTTCAGATCTCCTCTTTTTACCTTTTTGGCAACTGGCTCTGTTTCGTCCAAGTCCATCTCATAAAGTAAACCTTCACTTCCTATGGAGACTTTAGTGACATGACCTATGACTTGGTTCGGATCGTGATTGAATAATACAGGCGCACCTTCAAGTGATTGATAAGTATTCTTTATTGATTCTTCAATGTAGGCAAAACCATTTCTACTTGCTTTGTTAAAAGGAACAGCTAAACCTGTCACCATAATGCTTTCAGAAGAAGTTTTACTAATATTAACCGATTCAACTAATGTATTAAATCTAAATTGTGGAGTTGTTGGTTTGTCAGACATATACTATCTTATCTGAAAAGTTTTTATATAGCTACTCAATATAAACGTAGTAATACCCACCATTGTGCGGATTTCCGTTCCTTGTAACGCTTTTATGCTTAAAGAATAAAACACTCAATGTTTTATTAGTACGTCTTATATTACAGTTTCTTTTCTCTGCCAATAATATATATATATCTTCGACTGATAAATGAGTTCCTTTGTGTTCTATCAACACCTCTAAAATATCAAAGTAATACATGAATGTGATTTATGGAGCAGTTACTATGGCACATCTACATCTCGGATGTGTATCTTCTATTGGGAGTGGGCTTTTCCTAATAGTATATGTTTTGCCATCTGTTCCTTTTACGTTCATAGTTCCTTCTTTCCCAAACGTAAATACTCTCCTGTCTAATGCTTCATCAAGCGGTGCAACTCTGAGATCTCCTGCAGTTACCCACATATACTTAGTAAAGCCATTTGATTCCATAGTCAATGCCATGCTCTTACCTACCGCCCTTTGTGTTTCAGTATTTGCGATAAGTGATGCTCTTTGTAAAGTCATACCCCTTACGTCTTTACTTATTGTTTTTGCCATATTATCAAAAGTAATCCCTTCTTTGATACCTGATTTTATCTGGCGTATGATTAATTTCTTATGATCGTCTGATACTCCTTCGACCAGCTTAAGATTATTTCTGGTTAATTCTTTTAATACTTTATCATAAGATGGTTTTGTTAATTTAAGTTTGTCTCCTCTTGGCGTTAATACTTTTGTACTTCCAAGTTTTAAGGTCTTAAGCAGTCTTTTAGTCAGTTTATCAGTGAGCTTTTCTATTCTTGCAGTTGCTTGTGCAAAGTATATCTCTATGCCTTTCTTTATTTCACTTGAATTTATACCAATTAGACCTAAAGCATATGCTTGAGCAATGGCAGTTTCTATCTCTTTCTTGTTGTACGTAGCATTGTAAATGTCTTGTGAATAGTTATCAATTACTTTCTTAAGTTCAGAATCCCTTTTTCTGAATACTTTGTTAGTACGTACAGGTCTTTTTCTCTTATCTCTGACCATTTTTTATGCTTTCATTTGTCTTGGCATTAATCTCTTTGAGTTCTTCAGTTGCTCCATCTTCCTCTGGGCTAAAACCACCGAATAAATCACTTTGAGCTTTTAATTCAAAACTGTATAAATCGCCACTATTCTTATCTTCAGGCAATTCTAAATGACTCCTTGCTTCATTCAATGTCATTAATCCAGCATTGAAAGTAGACAGTACAAAGTTTCTTTTCTCTTCTGTTTGTCCTAAGTCAAACTCACCGAAGAGTAATTCAAAAGGCTTTGCTGTTATACCATACTGTTTAGCAAGTATAAGCAACTCTTTCTTTAAAGCCAATCCTATCTGTTCTCTGTCTGCTTGGATCTGTAACATGAACGCACTTCGTTGTTCTTTAGAAACTGCGTATGTTGTTTCATCTCCATGCATTAAGAAACTTGGAGCAAGTGCAATAGTAATCTTTCTTTTAAGATAATTGACAATAGGTTCAAAGTTTAGTTCTTTGCCTGAATAACTAAGGTCTGCAACATCTAAGGGAATATTTAGAACTGGGTTTTCATAATCTTTCGCGGCACTTATTTGGTTGCTTATCCATTCTGTTGCCTTTTGGCTTAGATCTCCTGCCACTTTAGGGAATATTGCTTTCTTAGGTATAGCCTTATATCTTGCTATTACAGCAATGCTTCTTTCTATCTCTAAAAGAATTTCCATGTCATTTGTAATAGTTGCAACTGGTCCACGTCCATAAATAGGTATTTCATTAACACCTAACTTTACGTGCATAATCTTTTCTTTAGGAATCGCGATTCCTTTTATGGTCTTTCTACGATCTCCATAGTATCTAATAGTTACAAATTCAGTACTTTGAGGGTTTGTTGCTTCAGGGATTTCTTGCACCCATCGTTTGAGCATACCTTTGTTGTCTAACTCTGCATACATTCTTTCAAAGAAGGGTATGTACTCATAAGAAATGATCTTACCTTCCGAGAATATTCTTTCAGCATAAAAGTTACCCCCAACAATAGTATCATCACCAAGAAATGTAATTAAATTAATCAAGCCTGTTTTCTTAAGTAGCTTGTTTAGTACATCTTCTGTTTTTTTATCTTCCGAGGAAACATAAACTGTTCCACCTGTCATAAAATTAGATCTTGTTTTACTGCCTGCATATACAAGAGGGTTTAATCTAAATGACTTTTTGGCTCTCACCATTTCATCATGTGGGTATAAGATAGTATCGCCATATATGTTATCTACAAACTTAGAATCCCAAGAAGAAGTGAACCTGTCTGCAAACCGATCATATAAATTAAATGATTCTGTAAGTTTCTTCATCTTAGAAACAAGTTCTTTGTTCTCTTTTTTGTACTTACTTGCTTGGAAATTCTCTAATATCTTCATTATATAGTCCTATTTCTTTATACTTTTATATAGTTATGCGAATAATCGAGTAGTTGCAAACCTAACAGGCACACCATAAGTGGCCAATACCAAACTGTCATAAAAGTCAGGGCTTTTCTTTGGATCAATTAAGTATATTATTTTGTCACCAGTATAGTCATAAAGCATTGACTTCAATTCTACATTTAATTGTTTATGATCTGGAATACTAATCGTGCCATTTTCAAACATCTTCCTTAATTTCCAACCTGCTTCTGCCTTTTTGTTTCTGAACATTGTTCCCTCTGACTTTCTACCTGCAACAAAAGGAATAACATCATAACCCCACCTGTTGAGTATATCAGTAACACCGCCACCAAGACCCAAGTCATCAACTTTTATTGTCTCTACTGTCTTTTTGTATTTGTCTCTTATTCTTTTGGCTTCAGCTCTTACCTCTTCCGATACCTGAACAAGATCATGCTTTGCTATACGAATAATGTTTTCTACTATCACGTTTGCTTCATCTCTGACTACTGTTGTAATGACGGTGAAATCTTTACCCATTCTGGCAACGTCCACACCTATTTCAAACCAAAAGTCTTTAGCCAATTTAAGCTTCTTATTTATTGCACCATCTACCCAAGACATCTTAATAAGTACATTTTCGAGATCTTCAAGGAACTCACACAACAACATAGACCTTGCTCCCGGACTATCCCAACCACCCATTTCGTGAGCCTTTTCTTCAATCTCTGACTTAGTGAATCTTCCTTCTTTGATACACTGGTGAACATCTATCTTAATCTTAAGGTGTTTAGGATCATTCCAACCAATCCAGAAATGGTTTTGCTTTGTGGGATTCCCAATCTTTACGGTGATGGCTTCTTCGTTTTCAGGCATACGAGCAATATACATTCTGTATGTATCATCTTCTACATTCGGAGCTTCATCTACTAAAATCAGATCTCCACCAAAACCCTGTAATCTCCTTGCATCTCCATGAGCCGATAAGATCATAAACTCACTTCCGTTTGCCCACTTGATACGTTGTTTGCTAAGTTCTTCCTGCAGTCTTAATCTTCCTTTCTTTGTAGCACTCATCGGCAACTGTTCAATAAAGAAACGAGAATCAGTATGATGCTCAATTACATAATCCATTAATACTTTAGCCTGTGGTTGAGTCGGACCAATTAACCTTATTTTACTTCCCGGATAATGAAGAGCAAAGATCATCGCAGTCATTGCCAGAATTAAAGATTTTCCTGCTCTACTCGTAGCAGTTATATCAATGAACCTATTAGATTTATTTATAATCGGATGTGCTATTTTTACCTGATACGGAAATGGTACAAATGGCTCACCTTCAAACTTAAAGTAGAATTTAAGTGCATTTTCTACCGTCTTATATGACCAAGACATCAGAGGACTTCTTTTTCCTCTTTGTATGCCGATGAATATACTTTTTTATCTTTTACTTTACCAATCAAAAAGGCATAATACCAGTGCTTGTGTCCATATTTCTGTGGTTCTTCTGTTGGCTTTGCTTCTTTGAATGGGCTAATCTTCCAGAATATTTTCATAAGCCAACGTACTCTTTGAAGTTGAAAGTGCTTGAAGTTCATGTTATTTTGTACTTCTTTGTGTGTTTGCCAACATCTGACTTTAAAGTCCTTAAGGAATTGTTCAGTATGTTCTTCTCTTATACGAATATCATAATGTAAACCAACTGAACAAAATGGTCTACTATGTCCTTTGAACAGTTTTCCTTCTGTTTCATATCTCCACTCATTAATTTCTTCTTGTAGATCTCTATGCCTTTCAGGTGGCGCAACTACATATAATTCAAGGTGTGTCATGATATTATCTCCAAGAATATAATTGCAACAGATACAAGTACAGTCAACCTAAACATATGTGTAAATACTACCCTGATAATTTTGTCGTGTTGCTTCATTTGCGCACCGAGGAACTTTCGGAATTATCCGAGACTCTCTGTTGAGGTACTTGCTTCCGTAACTGCGTGTACACTTCATTATGTGCCTTTTCTGCCAGTTTCTTATCTTTGTTCATAGAATGAGCTTTTAGTTTAGTATTGGCTCTCATTGTAAGGGTTGGTATCTGACCAAATTGTACTACATAGTCATTCTCTTCTTTGATTGTTCTGACCAATAATATGGGCTCAAGGATACTCTGACCAAAAATAAAACTGTTTGTTTCATACATTCTTTAATTCCTCTTTTCCATAAACACGATCTGGAAGGTATAGATCCCTCTTGTAATTCATTCGTGGTTTTGGCTTATTTTTAACTAACTCTTGTTCGCATCTAATCGTAAATGGCTCAAAGCTTACAATCTCAGGGTTAAACACCATACTGTGCTCTAAACTAAAGCAACCCAAATCACGCCAATCACCTGCCCAACTGACCGTAGCATCATCGGTTACAAGCATATAAAACTCTTTTACTTCCTTTGGAAAGTCTTTCAGCTTAGACGTATCCATATCATAAATAGTTATTCTTGCATATTTATCTGTTAGCTCTGTCTTGAAATCGAACAAAGGCGTAATGAAAGTGTGCATATTGTCTTTGTAATCTATTAAAGAAAACACCATACAAACGTAAGCATCGGGCTTATCTGTATTGTTTGTTGTCTCGGTTGTCTCTGATAATTGCATAGTTTGCTTTGTGTCTCCTTGCATAATCTACTACCTCAGCCCTATTTGCAAAAGTAAGTCTTTCAATTACTTTGCCAGTTTTGTCCATTATTGCACAATATAGGCTCATTGTATCTTCTCAAGCTGTTCTTTAATATATTCAGGATCAACTTTACCTTGTATCTCAACGATCTGTGCTTCTTTCCAACCAGCTTTACACTTTAAGAAGAATATTGTAGCTGTTGTATTACCTGCTTGTATTTGTTTCATTAGAGATCCATATACAAAGTCATGCGTTACATTAGGCAAATTCTCTACAAACTCAGCATACTCTGGAAAATCTTCTACCCAATCATAATGAGTAGATCTATTAATTGAAATTTTATCACAAGCAACCGTTATGTTTCCCATTGTGGACTTTAAAGCTTCCATCATGGACTTCATTTTCTTAGGCTTATTCTTTTTAGGCTTATTTTGTGGGTTCTTGTCGGTCATTACTATACTTTAGAAGTCTGTTATTTATATGTTTATGGTAAAAAAGAAAGAAAAACAGCCCTTATTGGACTGTAATTGGTTTTAAAAGTACTTCTTGTGCCTGTTTGTGCAACTGTGTTTCTACTCCTGTTGATAATTTCTCGAAAGTTGCATAGTTTGTAATTGCATTATATACGTCCCATCTTGATAAGTTAGGTATATCTGTCAATTTTATTTTAATTGCTTCTCTATGTTTCTTTGTTGTAATCATCTCTTTTAGATATAGTTCCATTAATTCCCAAGATGTTGAATTTTCCATTGCACTTGATACATATGCTTTAAGCCTATCATTTCCTGTGATCATTTCTTGAATAGCCTTTTGTATATATGTCGATAATTGCCTTGTTAATTCACTTGTATGTCTAAATCTAATTGAACTTGTTATTCCTAATTTATCTACAATCATACCATTAGAACAAACCATTCTTTTAAATCTCGGAATTATAGCTATACCTGTATTCTTATTATAGCTGTTTACTAATCTAAAGCCACACATGAACTCTTCACCTACTCCTAATTTTACAATATGCTCTGGAAAGTCTACATCTAACTTCATCACATCGTGTGTATCTTTAAACTGGTATCTTGCATTTATTCCTAAGTCTTGCATCATCTGTACAAACGGCTCAATAACTTCACTGTGTTGAATTACGTTATACTGTTTAGAAACAACTGAACTCACTTTGTTCTCATCTACGTTGTAAACCGCCTTAAATTGCTCTGACTTGTTTATACTACCTTTGTGATCTTCAATATATACCACTGTTTCAACTGCTCTGTCCACTTTCCCTGTTAATTCTATTATGTTATTCACTACGTTTCACCTACGTACATTAAGAGATTAATGTTTAATAAAGCTTTACTTTGCCTGATTAAAGGTTTTAATCAAAGATCTGTTTCTTAAGTTCCAATGCTATTTTATAGATCATAATTGGTGGTACTGACATCCCCATCATATACTGATAGTCTTGGTCTCCAAAATCATAGTCCTTAGGGAAAGAACTTATTTTGACAACTTCATTTTTATTCAATGTTCTTTTTACTTCCGGATGCATGTGTTTTGAAGTAAAAATTGTTGGACTAACTTTCCACATACTCAGCTTTTTCATGCTTTTGAATTTCCCAACAGATTCCCCAACGTCACCAGCATCCCAGTATTCATTGAAAAGTGGTGTAAGATTTTCGTTTTTGTCAGTTTTATCGCTGACTTCCCTAAAGAAAATGGGTTTTCCATTAAATTGTAATTTTATCTTTCCTTGAGATATATCCTTTCTTTGACCTATGAAAAAAACACGTTCCCTTTTTTGAGGTACACCCATTGTTGCAGAATTTAACAAAAATACCTGTACTTCGTACCCCAGCGCTTCACATTGCTTTTTTATTTCGAC